TACTGAACGTGAAAACAATGCTATAATAGTTGCATCATACGGAACATTTAGTACAGGTATCAACATTAAAAACTTACACAATGTCATTTTTGCTTCTCCTTCCAAATCAAGAATACGGAATTTACAATCAATTGGTAGGATTCTTAGAAAGGGGAACAACAAGACCAAAGCAACTCTATATGATATCGCTGACGACATTTCCTTCAAATCCAGGAAAAATTACACACTTAATCACTTAATTGAAAGGATTAAGATTTATAACGAAGAAAAGTTCAATTATGACATTGTAAACATACCTTTAAAAAAATAATGGGAGAAGAGTTCTACTGCATATTAAAATTAGTTTCTGGAGAAGAAATCCTCTCATTGATCAATATTGATGAGTCGGGGGATGAACCTATCATTGTTGCACAAAGTCCTGTAATAATGAAGGTACAGTATGGTGCAGAAGGAACTTCTTACATTAAAGTAAAATCATGGATGGATTTATCAGATGAGGACATATTTGTAATCAAACCAGACAAAGTCATTACTATGACTGAAACTAAGGATCAAAAGTTAATTGATATATACAACGATTTTATAAAAGATGAAGAGCAAGATATTTTTAAAGCACAAGGAAGAATTAGTATGACATCAGAAATGGGATTAGTCGGCAGAGTTTCCGACGCTCGCATAAAATTAGAAACTATCTATAATATGAAACAACTTCCACCTGCTTCAGATTCTAAAGAACCTGAGTAATATAGCTATTATTACCCTTGAACCTCTACAAAGGTTATTGTACATAGAATTGGGTACCTTGTCAAGTCATTATATTTGTGATACAATATATTCAGTAAGACGGAGATAGCAATGCTATGCCAAAGAAAAAGTCGGAGCACTATGTAAACAACAAAGAGTTTTTAGAAGCATTAATTGTTTATAGATCAAAAGTTGAACATGCTAAAGAGAATGATTTACCAAAACCACGTATTACCAACTATCTTGGAGAGTGCTTTTTAAAGATAGCAACACATTTATCATATAAACCAAATTTTGTTAACTATATGTTTCGTGAAGATATGATATCTGATGGTATTGAGAACTGTGTTCAGTACATCTATAATTTTGACCCCGCGAAATCTAAAAACCCATTTGCATATTTCACTCAAATTGTTCATTATGCTTTTCTTAGACGTATACAAAAAGAAAAGAAACAATTAGATATTAAAACAAAAATAATTGAAAAGACTGGTTATGACGAAGTTATGACAGTAGATGATAGTGCTATGTCTGGTAGTAGTTCTGATTACAATACAATTAAAGATAATATCGTTTATAAGACAAATAGATGAAGGTTGCCATTATAACAGATACCCATTACGGTGCTAGGAAGGGTTCTAAACACATACACGATTACTTTGAGAAGTTCTATAAGAATGTCTTCTTTCCGTCTTTAGAAGAGCATAATATAGACACTGTGATTCATATGGGAGATATATTTGATAGTCGAAAGGCAATCGATCTCCAAAGTTTAGAGTGGTCAAAGAAAGTAGTCTTTGAACCAATGAAAAAATATAGGTTACACGCTATTATTGGTAATCATGATTGTTATTATAAAGATACTAATTATGTAAACTCTCCAGAGTTATTATTAAATGATTATTCAAATATAACAACATACTCTGAACCTGCTGAGATAAATTTAGATGGATTGGATATATTATTACTACCTTGGATTAATTCAGAGAACTATGAGAGTACGAAGAATTTAATTAAAACTTGTAAATCAAAAGTTGCTATGGGACATTTAGAAATGAATGGTTTCCAAGCAACTCGTGGTCATATCATGGAAAGTGGTATGGAAGTTGATTTCTTTGAGAATTTCAGTAGAGTATATTCTGGACATTTTCATACTAGATCAAATGATGGAAAGATATATTACTTGGGTAATCCATATGAGATGTTCTGGAATGATGTAAATGATCCTAGAGGATTTCATATATTTGATACAGAGACTTTAACTCATACTCCAATAAATAATCCATATAGACTATTTTATAACATATATTATGAAGATACCCCACATCAACTATTTGATTTTACAGAGTATGACAATAAGATTGTAAAAGTAATTGTTCGCCAAAAAACGAACAGTAGAAACTTTGAGAGATTTATAGATAAACTTTATTCCAGTGGTGTTCAGGATCTTAAGATAATTGAGAACTTTCAGTTGCAAGAAAATGAAGAATTTGCTATAAGTGAAGAAGAAAATACAATTACCATATTAAATCGTTATGTAGATGAATCTGAAATAGATCTTGATAAGTCTAAAATTAAGGGTATCCTTCAAGATATCTACAAACTAGCTCGCGAGGTAGCAGAATAATGTACATGCTTACTCTTAAAGATCGCACTACAGATGGTGCATATGCTGTCAGCGATAAGAACGGTCAGAAAATACTTCTTATGTTTGAAGAAAGTGATGATGCTGAAAGATATGCTTCGTACATGATGAATGATGAAAAATATGATAATGAAATGGTTGTTGTCGAAGTTGATGATGAACTTGCTGTGAAAACATGCAAAATGAACAATTACAAGTATTCAATTGTAACCATTAATGATTTTGTTCTCCCTATACTATGATTATCTTTAAAAAAATACGTTGGAAAAATTTCTTGAGCACTGGAAATCAATTTACACAAGTTGATTTTTTAGAGTATCAAACTAATTTAATTGTTGGAACAAATGGTGCAGGAAAGTCTACAATACTAGATGCTCTTACTTTTGCATTGTTTAACAAACCTTTCCGTAAGATTAATAAGTCTCAATTAGTAAATACCACCAATGAGAAAGAAACTCTTGTTGAGGTTGATTTTGAAGTTAATAATAGAGAATATGTTGTTCGTAGAGGAATAAAACCAAATGTCTTTGATATTCAAGTAAATGGAGAGTTATTACATAGAGAGGCAGACGATAGAACTAATCAAAAGATATTAGAAGAGAATATATTAAAAGTTAATTATAAGTCTTTTACACAGATTGTTATCTTAGGTAGTAGTGCATTTGTACCTTTTATGCAATTGACCGCACCTAATCGTAGAGAAGTCATTGAAGATCTTCTTGATATTAGAATCTTTTCATCTATGAATAACTTCCTCAAAGATAAAGTTAGGATAGAGAAAGAACAAATAAAATCTTTGGATTTAAAAAAAGATAATATTAAAGATAAGATACTTATGCAAGAGAACTTCATGAAGGAGTTAGAGGAGCAAGGAAAGACCAGTGTAAAAGCAAATCAAGATAAAATTACTACCCTCATAGATGATTCAGAGTATTGTTCAAATTCTAATCAAGAGTTAGAAGTTAAAGTTTCTGATCTAACAAAAGAACAAGAAAAGTTGTCTGGGTCTAGTCAAAAGTTACTGAAACTTAACAATCTAAAGGGCAAAATTACTCAAAAAGTATCGACAATAACTAAGGAACATAAGTTTTTTAGCGAGAATGTAACATGCCCTACATGTACTCAAACAATAGAAGAATCGTTTCGTTTAAATAGAATTAACGACGTTCAATCTAAGGCAAAGGATCTCAACAAAGGTTTGAAAGAACTGGAGGAGACGATAGAATCAGAACGAGAAAGAGAACGTCTCTTCACCAAACTATCAAAGGAGATTACTAAACTCAACAATGGCATTTCTCAAAACAATACTAGGATATCTGGATTCCAACGACAGATCAGGGATCTGGAATCTGAAATTCAAAGAATTACCGAGCAATCTAAAAACAGAAATACTGAACATGAGAAACTAAATGAGTTTAGAGAGAATCTTCAAAAGACTTTCGAGAACTTAGCAGATAAAAAAACAGAAATAAACTATTACGATTTTGCGTATTCCCTACTGAGGGATGATGGTGTAAAGACGAAGATTATTAAAAAGTATCTTCCTTTTATTAACCAACAGATAAATCGTTATCTACAGATGATGGACTTCTATATCAACTTTACACTTGATGAGGAGTTCAAGGAAACCGTGCAATCTCCTATTCACGAAGATTTCTCTTATGCTTCTTTCTCTGAAGGAGAGAAGATGAGAATTGATCTAGCATTACTTTTTACTTGGAGAGAAGTTGCTAGAGTTAAGAACTCTGTTAATACTAATCTATTGATTATGGATGAAGTGTTTGATAGTTCATTAGATGGTTTTGGCACAGAAGAATTTCTCAAAATCATTCGTTATATAATTAAAGATGCGAACATCTTTGTTATATCCCACAAAACAGACTTGTTAGACAAATTTGAAAGTGTCATAAAGTTTGATAAAGTAAAGGGATTCTCTCGTAAAATATCTTAAGAACAATGAAAGTCCCAAACTGGCAACATCACTCTAAGAAAGAGCAAAAGCGAACTCTCAAACCGCAAGCAATGCGACAAGCTAGAGCAAGAGTAAGACAATTAAAAAAGTGTCACATCAACCGTCCCAAAGGACGGTTTCGTTGTTTATAATAGATGTATCAGATAAAAACACACATGACAGTTCAACACGAAATCAAATCTCAACTAGCAAAGTTACTTGCTACAGAAGACCTTATTGTAGAGCATAAGAAAGTAGAGACAGCATATTTTAATGTATCCTCTCGTGTTTTAACACTTCCTTTATGGGATAAAGCAAGTAGTATGGTATATGATATGCTTGTTGGACATGAAGTTGGACACGCTCTATACACACCTGATGAAGAGTGGTGGAAGAAGTATGAAGTTCCTCCAAGTTTTGTTAACATCATTGAAGATGTTCGTATTGAGAAGTTAATGAAGCGTAGATATGCAGGTCTTTCTAAGTGTTTTTACTATGGATATCAAGAGTTGAATGATGATAATTTCTTTAGTATTGATCCAGACAATCTTGAGGAAATGGGTTTTGCTGATAGAATCAACTTACATTTCAAGATTGGTAATTTTGTTGATGTGCCTTTCTTATGCGATAGAGAACGCGATATTGTTTCTGTAATAAATGCTGCAGAGTCTTTTGATGATGTATTAGAAGCTGCACACGTATTATATGAATACTGCCAAGAACTACAAGATGCAAAAGAGAAAGAAGAATTAGAACTAAAGATCAACACTAATGATTTAGGATTTGATAGTAAGTCTAGTGGCGGTAGTTCTTCATCAGATGATGAATTACCAGATTTTCCAGAGGGAGAAGATCTATCAGAAGGAAAAGGAGGATCAGGAGAAGGAGATAAAGAGAACAAAGAAGTAGATGCAGATCCAGATCAACACATCATAGATCCAAACCAACCTTGGGATCAACAGGAAATGGATGATGCCATTGCAGGTATGGAAGGTTCTAAATCTGAATTAGAGTTGGATACTGTTGAATCATTTGAAAGAGCAATGCAGAAGTTGTCAAACTTAGCATCTGGTAGAGAAAGCACTTATATTGAGATTACAGATGTAGATCATACTAAACTTGTTGTACCAAATGATTATATTCATAATGAAATAGAATTAGATTGGTTAAGACAGCAAGCAGAATGGGATGAAAGACACTCAAGACCAAATGTTCTTTACACTCAACCACCTTTATTTGATTGTGTAAACAAATCATACTCTGAGTTCAAGAGAAGTGCTCAAAAGGAAGTTAACTATCTTGTAAAAGAGTTTGAGATGAAGAAGTCTGCATCTGCATATGCTCGTGCTACTACAAGTCGTACTGGTGTTCTTAACACATCTAAGTTACATACTTACAAATACAATGAAGATCTATTTAAGAAAGTTACAAATCTTCCAGAAGGTAAGAACCACGGTTTGATTTTCCTTTTAGATTGGTCTGGTTCAATGTCTCATATAATGATGGATACTGTTAAGCAGTTAATCAACTTAGTATGGTTCTGTAAGAAAGTAAACATTCCTTTCGATGTCTATGCATTTTCTAATTCATATCCTATCCATAATTACAGAGAGCAGGTATTAGGTCTTGAGAGACCAGGTTATAGAGATCGCGACAATGTACTAAAAATATATGATAAGAGAGATGGAGTATTTTCAATAGACGAAAGTTTCTCTTTATTAAATTTACTTACAAGTAAAGTAAAAGGCAAAGAGTTAGACAGACAAATACAAAATGTATATCGCATTGCTTCTACATTTGCTTACAGATACAGAGGAGAAAGTAACTGGTCTCCACTTAATACTCCATATTCATATGGTTTATCAGGAACACCTTTGAATGAATCATTACTTGCTTTCAATTCTATTATCCCTGATTTTGTTAAAAGAACTGGTGTAGAGAAGACTCAGGTTGTTGTTCTTACTGATGGAGAAGCACATCCACTTTCCTACCACAAAGAAGTAGATAGAGATTGGGAAGAAGAACCATATCTAGGAACAAGAAGTGTACATGATAATTGTTTTGTAAGAGACCGTAAAACAGGATATACATATCCAGTAGACTCAGACTATAGATCATTTACTGAAGTTTTACTAAAGCATTTGAGACATAGATTCCCTAATACTAACTTTATAGGAATACGTCTCCTTGAAAGTAGAGAGTCTGGTTACTTCATTCGTCGCTATGCAGGTGCTTTTGGCGATGCTTATGAAAAAGCAATGAAGGAATGGAAGAAGTCTAAGAGTTGTAGTCTTTCAGAAGTAGGTTATCACAAGTATTTTGCGATTGCTTCATCTTCAATTGGTAATGAAACTGAGTTTGAAGTTAAGGAAGATGCAACAAAGGCAGATATTAAGAGAGCATTTGTCAAGACTCTTAAAGGTAAAAAGATGAACAAAAGAATACTAGGAGAGTTTATAGAACTTGTTGCTTGAATAAATATTCTTGAAATATTACGTTAGAACCATGAGTCATTTTGGAGATTTAATAAGAGGAGGTAAGCAAACTCCAGAGGTGGCACCTCCTGCACCTGTTGATACAACTCCTGCATCTGTAGAACCAGATGAAGAAGTAAATTTTAATACTATGACTAAGATAGAATTAGAGGAGTATGGTCGTACAATAGGTATTGAACTAGACAGAAGATACACCAAAGATAAACTAATCGAACAGTTGTATGAAAAGTTAGCAGAAATATAAAAACCAGTTAAAAAAGTGTCACACACCCCCTACACAGGGGGTGTTTTTTTGTGTATTATAATAATAGTTACATACATACATCATGACCGTCGCTAAAGACTTCAAAAAACAATTCCAACTTAAAATGACTCAAGATCAAGCAATTGATGGACTCAGAAATGCATACGGAAACGAACTAACTGCAGGAGATATCAAAGCATTCTGTGCAATGAATGATATTGGATATGCAACAGTTTGCAAAAAGATAAAGCAATTTAAAGTATCTAAGGGTAGATGGAACCTTGAAGTTACACCGAAGGCAGTTGAAAAGATTGAAAATTCATTTGCAGCACCTGCAGTTGTTCCTGATTCAGAAAGGAATTTAGTTCCAGAGGGAGATCCTACATTTGTTAAGTTTGGTGCTTTCCCAGATATCAAAAAGATTATTCAATCTAAGCAATTTTATCCTACATTCATTACTGGACTATCTGGTAATGGTAAGACCTTCTCAGTAGAACAAGCATGTTCTCAACTTAAGAGAGAAATTATCAGAGTAAACATTACGATTGAAACAGATGAAGATGATCTTATTGGCGGTTTCCGTCTTGTTGATGGTGCCACAGTATGGCATAACGGACCCGTTATCGAAGCACTCGAACGAGGAGCAATCTTGTTACTTGACGAAATCGACCTTGCCTCTAACAAAATCCTCTGCCTTCAGAGCGTCCTTGAGGGAAATGGAGTTTTCCTTAAGAAGATTGGCAGATTCGTTAGACCCGCCA